CTGATTTGTTGATAGCATCTGAAAGTATTCTGACGTGTCTGAAAGACGTTGGAGTGTACGGACCAGACGGAACGTTTTTCAAGTGGGAGTACGGTCTACAAACCGGTTGGCGGCACACGATGCTAATTAATACAGTCTTTAACGTTGCGGCTGGAGAAGCGATGGATCTATTACTACTTGAGTTGGGTCTACCGCCACGATTGGCCGCATTGCATCAGGGTGATGACAGCGCCGAGCTATATTTGTGCATGTACGACGGGCCTTTTGTTCAAGCTGTATTGGATGGAGCTGGCAAGCTGGGCAAAGCGGCTAAACAGCATTTCGCGCCTAAACTCGGTTCATGGATCGAGTTTCTCAGGCTGTACTATGATGGACGCGGTGTTTATGGCAGTGTCAGTCGTGCCGTCTCATACTCTATATCGGTTGACACTCAGCACGATGATGTGCGGTCAAGCCCTGAACAGGCCATGTCTTGCTTGGAAACTGAGAATACCATATACAGACGGTCCGGACTGGTGGGCTCTCTTCGCAAGGGTGATTTACTGTTTTATCTGGAGTATTGGCTAACACCTTCTGAACAATTGAAGAAGGATGAAAGACTTCCTCTGGACTACTTGTTTGCTTCAATTAGCCGGGGGGGACGTGGTGCACGGCTGTTACAATTCCCGGACTTGCAGGGTACGGGTTTGTACTCTGGTGAAGTGCTGTTTGTGCGGCAACCAAGGGAAACACCTGGCATGGAAAGCAGGGCACGTTCAAAGTTGGTTCACCTATCCCCACTGGACCTTTCTGCTTTCGGTAAAGAATATGCACAAACAGTACTCAAGTCAACGATTGCCATGCACACTTGTGTCACAGTTGTGGAACCCAGCACTGAAAGCTTGCTGAGTACGAAAGTGAGACGCTCCGACCGTAAACCGAGCGACGATACGATGAATGAAGCAAAATATATCGCTTCTCGCGTTCTTGCAAACTTGGCATTCATTCCCATATCCGACTACGAAGCTGAGGACAAGAATGTGGATGTTGCAGTGGGCGTGCTGTTTGCTGGTAGTCGTGAAATTGCGGACGCCTACATACGGAAAAACGGGATACCGTCATATTCTGTGAGACTGGACAAGAAAGGTATGGTGAAGAAGGGTTTGGATAGATTGGCTTGCAAGACAGCCGCAGTCCAACGCCCCGAACCTGCCACTTTTCCCGGACCCAACGAGTACAGGCAGTTGTTTGAACGTATGGCTTTTCAACACAAAGCTGGTCGTGAGGTGCGACAGCAGGCGGCGGTGTCCTTAACATCGCAAATGAAACTTGTGGGACGATATATTTAAAATCGTCCCATGAACTGGACCTAACCGTCCTAGCGGCTCTCTGATGAGCGTCGCAAAGAGCCCCTTGAGAGAAGGGGAGTAGAGACCAG